TTTAATAACTTATCAAGTTCTTTTGAAATTTCTCCTAAAGAATCTTGTCCATGACCTAAGTTTATCATGGAAGACCCCTCAATTAAATTGTTTTCTATCAAAATATTTAAGTCTTTTTTCTTAGATTCGGGTGCTAATTCAGGTTCCCCTGTTGGTGGTGGAGCTTCTCCTGCCGGTGGTGCTTCGGCTCCAAGGTCAGGTAATTCCTCTCCTCCCCCAAATGATGGTGGTGAACTTAATTCTTCAGTTCCTCCTGGTGTTGTTTCTGCTCCTACTGATGGTGTTGCTCCTGTCGCACTTCCGTATAATTTATCTATATTATCAAATAATCCTGTTTTAGTAATAACTGTAGCGGTTGCTTTAAGTTCTTCACCAACGGCTCTTTCAATTCTTTGTTGTTGTAAATCTAAACGAACTTCTTCATCTGACCATCCAAAAATATGTTTCTTAGCCCATGTAGATGAGGTTGCTTGGATTCCATTTCCTGGGTCTGACACTAAATCTTTGTATAATAATACTTTTTCTTTCCAAACATCAATCTTTAATAAATCTGCTTGAGTAGATGGGTTTGTAAGACCAATAGTAAAGTTTGAAAGTTCATCTTCAAATCCTAATAAAAATAAATGAACAATAGCGATTTTATTTAACTCCGCTAACATACTCTTTTGGATTCTGTTAATTGTACGAGCGAATCTAATGTCTTGTAATGCCAAGTTTTTACCATCACCAACAACTTCTTCAAAACCTAAAAATGCTTTAGGTACACGAAGAGCGGTTAATAATTTCTTTTGGATATATTCAATATCGGCAATCTCTGATAAATTAGTTGCACCTGGTAAAGTAGTAATTGGGTCAGGAGCTGATGGGTCTCTAACAGGGATAAAATAATCTTGGTCAACCGCCATTTGGTTAAACCTCATATCAACATTACCTGTATTTTTATCAACAATTTGTTCTCTTTTAAATTTGTTTGCAACACGGTTTACGTATGCCTCAACATCATCATCATTCATATTACCCACAAAGACTTTGAACATTCTTCTCTCAGGAGCTCTTGATGTACGATAAATTAACATCGCATCTTCTGATAGTAATAATTGTTTCCAAATTCTTCTTGCCTTTTCTAACATTGAAGTTCCGTAAGGGAGTTTTCTATCGTCACCTAATAATCTAAAGTGAGCAATTTCCCATGATTGGAATTCCATGTTTTTATTCTTCCAAGTAAAATGAAGGGCTTTTTTGTCTTTCTCTAATTCTTGTGTTATATCAACTGATATTTTTGCACTAACCCCAACCTCATGTCTTTCAATTTCTATTGTTGGTAGTTGTTGTACCCCAACAATACCTTTTTCAGGGTCTAATTTTAAGTAAACAAAGTTATCACCATACTTACAAGTGTTTCTTGTCCACATTGGTAAGTTGGTATTAATATCTAAAGCATTGTTAAATAAATCGGCAAGTACTCCTTTAATTCTTTTTGATTCAGAATAAATTTGTAAGATGAATCCATCTTCATTTGTTGTTGTAGATTCTTCGGCGTATATGTCTAAGGCTGCTGAAATCTCAGGAGTGTATTCCATTGATTCATAATCATATTGTGCAGACAGTCTTGATGGTTCATAATATATTGCTTGTGAGTAAAGGTTATTTTCAACCTTAGCCCATTGATTTGTTAAGTAAAAAGTTTGTTGTGCTTGTAATTTTTCTTTCTCGTATTCTTCTCTACTTTTTGTGCGTAAAAGTTCCTTCTTATCAAATGTGAAAGTAGGGTAATCTTGTCCTAAAAGTGAATTAGGTCCAAATGTTTGTGATAGTCTTTGCCAAACCGTCAGATTATTATTGTTTTCTGCCATAATGTAAATTTACTTATTACTCCGATAATATAAATACTTATCGTGAATGAAATAACCAAGAGTATTTTTCATAGTCGGCTCGGGATGGACCTTGATTTATTGGGAATTGTCTTCCCATTTGAGGAACAAGTGGATTAAAATATTCTGATGTGTTTTTATTCTCATTCATAACACTTGACCATGAATTTAACATCGCTTTGGTATGGTTCACAACCTTTTCTAAAGATTGGAAAGATTTCTCCGCAACGTATATTGCCATAGAAATACTCATGATACAATCATCATGATGATTTTTTTGGTGGTCAGGTCTACCATTAATGTAAACAAACGTATTCATCTCGTTATAAAGTCTACTTGAATAAATTCTAAATTTATGTCTCATAGATTCTTCAAACGATGCGATAATTTGAACCCTTTTATTGTTAAAGTTAATACCAGGTATCTTTTCGTTCATTTTAGGGTCAAATTTCCATTTGTTTGTTGTATCAACATTATCAACATACATTCCGGCTTGGTACCCCATTTCTTGCATTTTTCTAGCCGTCGCAACTCCCATACCTCCTGTTAAATCAACTACACAATAAGCATTGTACATTGTACCCCATTTATAGGCAATTTCCGCCAAAATATCTGGCGGTATTTTTCCAACATATTCTAAAACTTGTTCTCTTGCATCAAAATCAATAATTTGAATACAAGAAAAATCCTCAGAATCTCCACGAGATACATCAACACCCATAACATATTTATGACCATTAACAGGTTCTTTCCAAATCCAAAGTCCACCACCCATCATTTTTGCAATTGGGTCTTTAACTTGGTTTTTAGATATGTCTGTCATCATTTCAGAATCAAATACATTATCCCCTGAACCCAAAAAGTTACATTCTAACTCTTGAGCAACCTTACGTCTATCGTATTTTAATTTTTTAACCATTCCTTCAAACCAAGCAGAACATGGTTTGTATCCTTGCTCAACATAATCGGTTACTATTGAATGGTCCCTCTCGTATGGATTACTCATTGATAAATCAATGATTACCTCATCAAGGTTATATTCTTCTCTATTCAATAAAAAATGGACTAAATCGTTTGTTTTGACCATATACAAATCTTTTGTATATCTTGGGTCACGGTACCAAAACATTTCAGTAATTTTGAAATCATTCATACCTCTCAATGATTGGTCATAGATTTCATAATAAATTGGGTCATATCCGTTTGGGGTGGATACTACAATTACCTTACCCCCTGTGGATAAGGATGCCATACAAGCCGCCCAAAAATCTCCGTCGGCTTCAATATACGCAGCCTCATCAAATATTAGAATGGTTGGGGTATAACCCCTCAAGGCATCTCTGGATGTTGCAACGGCTTTAACCTCACAACCATTTGTTAATTTAAAATGTCGTTGAGCATTTTTTTCCTGAGAAAATCCAACTCCAACCCAAGCAGGCCATTGTTCAGTAAATCCTCTAACCTTATTGGCCATCTCCATTGCTGTATCTAATTTGTTGGCAATGATTAGAATTTTTTCAGGTTTAGTTTTTTTGGCAAAAGCTATTTTTTTTGACGCCCAAGCGGCAGTAACTGTTGAAACCCCTGCTTGTCGGTACTTTAAGGCAACATTTTCATTGTGGTTATCGTAATCTTCTATAAGGGTTACTTGGTCTGGAAATAAGTCTAACGGAACGTATTTGGATACGGTGTTATCGTAAGTCTGTAAATAAGTACGAAGTGCATAAGGAGTATTCCTCAAACACTTCGTTACTTCTATCATTAATTGTTCTTTAGTCACAATATGGAGTTATTTAGGTCTTGATATACCTAAACTACCCAAGAAATCGTCTAAACCATCGTCATCGTCATCGTCACCATAATCGTCTGAATCAGAACCTTCTTCTTCTTGATAATTTTCAAAGTCACTTTTTAATTGTTGTGCTTCTCTCATTATCTCTTTGAATTTTGATGTTGCTCTTTTAACTTTTGATTCGTCTTGAGAAATGGCGTTTCCAATAATTTCTAAAAATTCTTGTGCTGGTATTTGGTACAATAATGTATGAAACCAGTTTATTAGTCCTTTATTTGAATCATCGTACATTTCATCAGGTAATGCAAACCTAAGTTTTTCTACAATTTCAGGACCTATTCTAAGTTGCATTGGCTCGTTAGATAATGTATCTACTTGACCTTGAACTTTTTGTCTTAATGAAGGGTCTTTAGGTAAACCGTGTCTTCCTTTAGCTTCTTCAAGACCTTTGATGATTTCATGACATAGGATTGGGAAAATCATACCTTCCGCAACAATTTTTGTGTCTGGTTTTTCTTCTTCACCTTCTTCTCCTTCATCACCGTCTTCATCATCGTTATTTTTTAACTCAACTTTTCCAGCAACTCCTTGCCCTGTTTGACTCATCATTTCAATCATTTGTTCCATAGTAAAATATAGGAAATCATTGATTGACATAATCCCCAAATAATCTCTGTAAAGAGATGGGTCAATTGCATCTAATCTTGCTTTAATATCAGGTTTTTGAAAAAGGTAATGACCTTTTTTTGCTGCTCCCTGAATAATGGCATTAATAATATTTCTTTTGTGTTTTTCTAATTCAAGAAGTTCTTCGTCAGTTAAATCTTCAACATCAAATGATGGAATTTCTGGTTTTTCGTCTTCTTCATCTTCGTCTTCTTCATCTTCAGGGTTCATTCTAAAATTACCCGTATCAATAGGTTGTCTATTAAGTAATGCTTCAATTTCATACCAATCAGCAGGAATTTCAGTTTCTTCTAAAGCGGCTTCTTTAGCCAACTCTTCTAACTCTTCTTTATGAGCGGTTTCAATTCTCATAATACCAGGAAGTTTTCTCATCATTTCTTGATAAACCATTCCTTGAACTTGTTGAGAACTTAAATCATCTATTCCTGTAACCTCACTTAATTTTTCGGCAACTTTTTGAAATCTATTACTAATTAATCTTTGAACATCTTCCACACCTTTTTTCATGGCAGGATTTTGAGCGTATAAACTTTCAGGACTAGCCAATTTTCTTTCTAAG